CGCCGAATGCGTACCGGATTTCGTCGATGTTTCTCGCATGGAATGTGTGCCGCCCGATGAATATCACCAGCCTCGGCTGCTTCGGCGTGACCTTGGCGTAGATTCCGAAGCGGCGGGTCATAAATCCTTCTTTCTAGCCGCGTCGATTGCGGCGCGGATGGTGTTTTCGTAGTTCTCGCAGTAGCCGCGAACAAGTGCCCACTTCTTGTCCTTGTTTGGCGCGGCAAACGGGTAGTGACCAAGCGACACGTCTCCGCCCCTCGTTTCCTGCTCCAACCAATCCAACCGCGCACCATCCTCCGTCTCCTGCGGCGCGTGGGCGGCGATGATGCGGGCCATTGTGTCGCCGTCCATGGTGGCATCGTACTCAGTGTCGTACCATGCGTTGAACTTTTCACTGACAGCCTTCGCCGCATCAACGGCCCACTGCGGTACGGGTGGTGTGGTCATGGGGTTAGTCGCGCCAGCCCGGTTTTTCGTGCTCGGCCTTCAACGCAGGAAGGCAGTCAGCACATGCACGACCGGCAAAACCGTAGCGCATGGTCTCAACGCCAGTTTTCCCGCAGTGGTGGCATGTGGTGATGCCGGCTTTTATGGCGCTCCAGTCGTAACTAGCAGGCGTTTTAATGCACATCCCGTCCGGCCCCCAAATACTAATACTGCACTCGTAGCGTCTTTTGGGCTGCGAATTCTTCATCCACGGGAACAGCTCCTTCATCTTCTCGTAGTCCCGCGACAGCATACTCACCGTGAAGCCCTCCCTGTTAGCCGTTATCGCGCTGTCCGCAGGTTCGGTGTCGTAGGTGGCGCTCAACTGCCATCCATCCTTCGCCATTGCGTCGCGGAAATCCACGACTGCCTGATAGTCGGTGATATTGTCCTTCATAATAGCACTCACTTCTTCCCCTCCGTTGCGCGGTAGGCGGCGACAAGCTCCATGACAGGCGCGTAGACACATACCTCCCACGCCCGCGAGGTCTGAGACTTGAAGTGCGAAAAGCCCTCTAGGCGTTCCGCCAACCCATCCGCCGCCTCCACCCGCTTGCGCAGGAGGTTTCGCTCATTCTCAATCTTTACGGCCTCGGCCAGTGTTTCGGCGTTCTCGGAGTCGCGCTGCTTCAAAAGCGTCTGCAACAACTGCGCCTCCTCCTTCGCGGAGGTCAGCTCGCGTTCGAGTTGTTCTGCTAGCTCCCCAAGCTCCGACGTGGATTCGCACATTTCTCCCAGCGGAACACGCGCCCTTACCCTGTCTGTCCTCGGCGTCGGTGTGTTGGGCGCACTCACTTCGCCCCACGCGCCTTACGACGCGGCCCTCCGGTGCGCTTCAGTGTAATCCCCTCCCAAACTGACGGTGCTTTTTCGTGGGCCTTCACTGAGCGCATCCACAGGTCGCGCATTGTTTCAGGCTGAAGGGCGTTAAGCTCGGAACGCGGGCGCAGCGCCAATTCAAGGACGTACCACTGCGGCATATCTCCAGCCTTCGCCCGCCGCTTGATTTCTTTCACAGTCGCCTTCGGCAACTGGCAGTAAAACCCGACCTTCTTGTTGTCCATGCGCCCAACTTGAGCGCATGATATATTCTCGTCAAGAGAGATTTTGAGTTAGGCGCTCTTTTTATTGCCCGCCTGCGAGAGCTGCGTTGGGAACGGCGTGCTGCCACCCGCGCCACCGTCACCAAGTTTCGCCGTGGAGCCGACTGCCGCAGGAGCCATGCCCATCATCATCGGGTCGAGCGGTTGAATCGTCGCATCTGCGTCCGCCTTCGGGTCCAGTACGCGCAACTGCTGGCGGTAGAACCCGGCCACCTTCTGCTGCACCATCGGGTCCAGCATATAGAACTTCTCCACGAGTGCCGCAGCCTGCGCGCTCGTCTGGAGCTGCTGATTGTTTTTCAGCGTGGAAAGCTCGATCTTCGTCTTAAACTTCAGGCCGCGCACGTCGTCGGGCGTCAGCGTATCGACCCCCATGGTATCCCCCTCCAGATACGTGAACACCTCCTGCGGATTCATGTTCGACAGCACGACGTCAATCTCGCGCGTGACAATCCTTTCGAGGCACGGCTTCAGGTCGTCGATGATGGGGCGGAAGAGTTCGTCGCCGCTCGCCTGCACTTCGATGATTCCGGTCGCGAGCTTCGCCGACTGCATGCCCGCTGCCTGATCGTCGTTCGCGCTGCTGACTCCGCTCTCGTTCATGAGGAGCTGGAGGAAGAACTGGAACATCGTCTGAATCTGGTCGAACTTGATGTCCGTGAGGTAGACTGACTCCAGCACGTCCTCCTTCTTCATGCCGGCCTTCTTCGTGTACGAGCCGCCCCAGTTCATTTTCAGATTCGGATCGCGGTCGCCTTCCAGCGTGTTCGTCGGCGTCCAGAGGTCCACGCGGCCCGCGCGCGACTGGCTGAAGTTCCAGCGGTTCACGAGCAAATCAATCTGGCACTGGTACGAGTCGAACAGCTCCATGATGCCCAGCCCATACCACCGGCCCTCGACCGGGTTGATGCGCACTACCTCAAACGGGCGCAGTCCATCGGTCGTGACGTTGGCCACGTGGTCGTAGAAAATCGGGGCGCGCGTCTGCCGGTCGCAGATGAGCATGATATTCTCCGCCACGCCGTCGCCGTTCGCATCGTACCACATGCAGAACTCGGCGAACTCCGCCACAGGTCCGCCCGTCTCGACGGACGGCGGGGCAGCGAAGTGGTCGTTGGGCCGAAGCTCCTGGTTCACCGCCGCCTTGGGCTGGGACGAGTTCGTGGCCAGCGCCCGCACGAGGCTCATCATCTTCCGTGCTGCTTCCATGCGCTCCGGTGCGTTGTCGCCCACCATGCCGCGCTTCACCACCAAGTCCACGAACGCCATCACTGGCTTGTCGTAGAGGTGGCAGATGCAATCCGCCTCCTGAAGGTTCTCCGCGGTGAGCGGGGCGAGGAAATCCTTGTAGTAAATCACCTCCGACTTCGCGCCCTCGAACAACACCTGCCGGCGGTCCAGCGGGATATTCTGCCAGATGGGCGCAAGCGGCTCCTCGGTGATCTGATCGCGGGCAAGCACGCGCTTCGGCGTGCCCATGCCGTCCACGATGTCATCGAAGCGGTCGTCCTCGGTGATGAAGTTTCCGTCCTGCGCGCGGACCGGCTGGCCATCAGTGGAGTGCAGCACGCGGGCCTCTACGTTGAACATTTGGTCGCGCACGACGTAGCTCGTCTTGACGACGCATTCGCCAAGGATCAGCGCACGCGAAATGGCGCGGCCCTTGTCCTCTTTCGAGTCGGATTCGCGGAGCTTGAACTGACAGAACCGATCAATGCGCTCCACGCGCTCGGCGTCATTCACCTCATCAAACTCCGGCACCGGGGCCGGGCTCACGCTGAACCACTCGTCGCTGCCGAAGAACTGATTCTTGGCGCGGGCAATCATCTGGCGGCACACGCGGCGCACGATGGGCGTGGCGAGATTCGATGACTGGAAGATGCTGTCCGGCCCAAAGGTGAACGGACGCCACGATACGTCGTTCAGAAAGGTGGCGTCGTAGCGGGCGCGCTTGCCCATCCACGTATCCGCCGCCTGAAGGCCCTGCGACGCGAGGAACGCATTCACCATCGCCGTCTGGTTCTGCCACCACGTGGGAGCAAGGCACTGGCTCCGGCCCGTATCCGCGTCCATCTGGCCGAGGCGCATGAACGCATGCTCAATCATGCGCTTCTCTTGGTCGGCGGTGAGCTTAAGCGCGGTCTGAAACGGGACCTTCGGCACGGACGCCTCAATCGCGTCGGGCGCGGGCGAGTCCGGCGGATTCACAATGCTGTCAGCCTTGTGAATGAACTCTGAAAGTTGGTCGGGCATGCCGCACGCTCATGCCAGATAACTGCTGAACTGTAAAGCGACTACGGGCGCACCGGAGAAAGCCCGATGAGCGGCCGCACGCGGTCGCGCTCCTGCTCGGCAATGCGGTCGATCTCCTTCTGGGCCTGCTCCTGGTTCATCATGCGGAGGCGCGGCGCAATCGACTGTAGTCGCACGCGGATGCGCTGTCCGGAGAGCTTGCGGAACTGCTCGCGCTCGGCGTCGGACATGATGGGTCGCTCACCCGGCTTCGGGGCCGGAGCACCGAGGTCTACGCGCTTCTTGACCTCCGCGGGGGTCGTGATCTTTCGGGCAAGTCGGGTATCCTTGCCTACCTCGGGGATGAACACGTTCTTGTCGCGCAGCACCTTGTCCACCGGGTCCGACGACTCCTGTGAGGTGAACCGACTGGTCGGGTTGTAGACTTGCGAACGTCCCAGCACGTCCGTCTGAGGCGTACCCGTGCGGCGCACGCCCGGAATACTGCCGACCACCGGAGGTGCCTTGTACGTCTGGTTGTCGAACGTCTGGTCAATCTGCTGGAGCAGGCGATTGTACGGGATGACGAGGTTCGCCGGGATGCTGCCCAGCGTGCGGCCGAGCCCCTTCGTGCCGCCCTTGCCGCCGGAGGCTGCTTCCATCAAGTCGGCCAGCCCGGTCAGCATGGACGTGTCGAAAATCACCTGCGGCGCACGGGTCAGAGCGTCCAGCACCTTGTTCTCCAGCACGAGGTCCGACTTGGACTTCTTGTACTTCACCGAGTCGGCGACGTGGCCGGCGATGGCCAGCGGAATGAGAAGCGGCGAGTCCTTGTACGAGACCCACCGATCACCGACCCGCACCGAGTACGGCGACCATCCGGCCTGCTGAAGCTGCTTTTTCTTGCCCACGTCCTCCGGCCCCTTGGCCGTGATGTCCATGTCCTTGTCTTCCATGGCGCGGGCCACGAGAGCGCCCATGAGGGTCGTGCCGATAATGCCCTGCACGTGCAGGCGAATGCGCTCGTCCTTCGTGAAGTTCCGCGGCTCCTGCTTGCGAAAACCTGCCCCGCGCATACCCATCTCGGCGCGGACGTTGCCCATGGGCGTGAAATTCGTGATCGTATTGAACACGTTCGCGGGCGTCTTCAGGAACATGGCCCACGGTTTCAGGACAGGGATGCCAGCCAGTCGGCCCTCTTCGACGGCGTATTTGAGCGCGTGATACGCCACGCCAGCCAGTCCCTCGGGCTCGTTCTGGAACGTCGTCTCGGCGGCGAATCGCTCGCCCTCTTTCACCGCCTGCGCACCCTCCGTTGTCTCGGCGCGCTGCCCTTCAATGATGTCAGAAATGCGGCGACCGACCTCGACGCCCTCGTAGCCCTCCGACTCCGCCTGCTGCTTGGCGCGGAGGAATGCCTGCGGGGTTGTGTGGAGCAGTTCGTTGACCTTGGATGACAACTCCGCGCCCTGATACTTGCCCTCAAGGAGCTTCGTCGCCACGAGCCGCTGGTACGCTTCACGCGCCGGATAGTAAAACACGGCGTCCGCCGCCTTCATGAAGCGGAACACCTTCTCTGGCAGGCGGGCCATGGCGACCGTGGCAACCTTCCCTACCGGCTCCGGCACGCCGAAGTCGCGACCGAAGTCCACGGTGTTGAGAATGCTGCCAGCGCCTCCGGTCTTGTCCTGAAAATCTCGCGTACCCACGCCCGTCTTGAGGATGGCCGCTGCCTGACGCCCGCCCTCCGGCAAGCCGTGCAGGAATCCCTTCAGAAGCGCGGGGAGATTCGTCGGATTCGTCGCCGCGGTCGTCGCCAGTTGCGCGATGGAGTTGAGCGTGTTGCCGAGGAGGTTGGCCTGCTGCGTCGTGTAGCCGGAGAGAATGTTCGCTGTGAGAATCG